CTCCTCAGCAATCGTTAAAGCAAACCCATGAGGAATTGAGGTAGGAAATACAATCTGAAATCCTAAAATCTCATTTCCTACACTAACCTTTGTTTTATAGGCAATATACAAACAAGTCCCAAAAGTACAAACATTCTCCCATTCCCATTTATGCTCAGGTATTTCTACAGAGATATTCTCATCCTTAGGCTCATCAGCCTCCAGACAATCAATCTCATGCTTAAGGAACTCAGCCGCCTTTTTAAGATCCTGTATCTTTGAGTTACCAGCCTTTCTCCCACATCTTCCAATGTACTTAAGCACTGATCCCAGATCAAAGTCAAGATCCCAGTCCTTAGCTACATCCCACGGCTGATACTGTCTACCTTTCCGGTAATGATCCGGTTTTATTGCATTGTTCATTTCTTTTTACCTCCCTGTCTCTCTTCCTCAAGAGCTCCAATCTGCAACTCTCTTTTCTCCGGCTCCTCACTCTTGCCTGTTACCATCTCTCTAATGTATCTATGAGGGACATTACAGTTAATAGCGTTAAGCATCTGATCCCTCTGAGTACAGCCTTTCACCAACTCATAAAAAGTAGAAAACTTAACCTGTACTCTGTCCTCTGCCCCAAAAGCATCAGCTAATCCCATGACTTTCTCCTCCTTAAATGTCTCCCGGCTTTCTGTGGTTTGCTTTCTCAGGATCAAAGCCCTCCGGGTATCTTGCCTTGAGCTTGTCCACATTCATCTGTAAGATCTCATCAAGATCAAAACCAAAGCTCTCACATAACATAGCTACATACCACATTACATCTCCAATCTCTTTTTTAAGATGTTCTCTATCAAGATCCTTTTCGTGGAAAATCCACTTTTTAATCATGTCCAGCACTTCCCCGGACTCTCCAGCTAATCCTAAGCATCCGTTAAGCACTCCTCCCAGATCTTCTACTACTGGAGTAAAGCACTTAGGTTTATCCGGTCTACACAAAAGCTCAATAGCTTTCTCTATCCTGTCTGTCCCCTTTCTGTCATTCGTTCTCATGGCTAAAGCCTGATACTCATTTCCTGTCATTGTCCTTAATCCTCCCCATCATCTCTTTATATTGTGGTACGCCGATCAGCTTAATAGATACCTCTCTTTTCTTCTCTACGTCCTCAAAGTATTCATAGGACATTACATAATAAGCGGCATTATTAAACTTTACCCGGCTATTGATCTGGAGCTCATAACCATATTTCTCCACATAAGCTGTAGCCTTTTTGAGCTTTCTCTTTCTATGTCTCTTGATAACAGCTCCTATAGCTCTTGCAAACAGCTTTACTACTCCAGCTAATAAATCCACTATCCCGGCTCCAATGTATTTAAAGCCCTTTGTAATCTTTCCCATGATCCTTTTAAACCTCCTGTGTGATCCTTGCCTCTCAGCTTACTTACACAAGGTATTAACCGCTTTCCTTGCCATTTTTAGACAGGCAAAATCTTTTTGTGTATATTTCACAATCGGGTTTTATAAAACCATAGGGATTTTTTCCTCTCAAAAGTAATCTTTCACAATAAATCAACTTCTAAGAGCTTTCATCTCCTCCTTGATACTGTCAGCTACAGCAAAAATAGCCTTTCTATCCTCCTCAGTGAGCTCTACTTGCTCCTTATTCTCCTGAGCGATCCTGTCTGTAGGATCTCCTAAGAGTAACAGATCCAGCTTAACCACTCTCTCAAAGTCCTGTATATTCTTAATCTTGACCTTACCAGCCTTAAAATCCTTTACAAACGCCGCTACAAGGGCTCTGATAACCTTTCTATACTCCGCTTTTACGTCTAATACTGCATTAGCTGTAGAGCCTCTCTCAGCCGTTTCCTCTATTTCTTTCTGTAAAATACGGTCTTTCCACTGAAATTTACGACTCCATTCCCCTATAGTACGGGTACTTTTACCACAACTGTTAGCTACAGCCTCTAAAGACCTCTTTTCTCCCATTCCATAGTACAGCTCAAAGGCTTGTTTCTGAGCTTCTGACTCTTTTAGGCTCTTTTTCGGTACAACTGGAGCCTCAGCCGCCTGATTTTGCCCCTTTTCCTCTACCATCAGCTTTTAAACCTCCTTTCTCCTCACTCACTCCTCCCTGTTTGTTGTGGGAGGGTTCTTCTTTAAATTGCTTAAACTGTATGTTAATTTCATACTACTTAGCTAAAAGGCTCTAAAAATATGGCTTTCTTTTATTACCTCTTATATCTTTGTTACTATGTTACTCATTCTTTCTTTTATTTTTGGTATTACTATATCTGCTTTTTCTCTTGTATTTATCAGTGTTTTCTCTTTCCCCGGCAATGCTCTTTTTCCCCGGATTTCTTCATCCTCATTTCTATGAATTTCATAAGGCTATGCAATATAAAATGAGGTACTTTTCCTTTCCCCGGATCTGTACCTCATTTCTCTTACTTCCACTCTTCTACTTTGAAATCTTCCGGTACTTCTACCTCAGATAATGCTAACAAATCCTCTTTACTCCCCAGCATCATCTTTTTAAGCATCTGTAACCGCTCAATCATCACATCCACGCTCTCTACCTTGTTAAATACCATGAGAACCTCCGAACCTAAAATACTATAATCAGGATTTCCTCCCTCAAAAGTTCCTATCTCCCGGCGTTCACAAGTTTCAAGACATAACATACCGTAATCCGGCTTTTCGTCCTCTACATCTTCTCTATGAGCAACTGGAGTAATCATAATATCACCAGTTCCAAAAGTTAATTTACTTCTACCCTCAATCATCCTGTTTCTCCTCTTTCTCTGGACTCACTTCATACTCTACTACACCATCAGATTTCTTAACCTTTAGGCAGAAACTAAGTATATCTCCTACCTTTTTACCATCTGCATAGATTTCTCCTATATACCTCTCTTTAACAGCCATGTAACAAATCCCTCTCCCGGCTCAGCCTCTACATACTCATTGTATCTATTACTCAGCATAATTAACTCATCCTGAGTAATTCTTACGCTGTTAGATCCAAACCGTAACATAGGGAGAGTAGTTTTCTTTTCTTTCGGTTCCTCCGGCTCAATATCATCCAGTTCCTCCTCATCTTTTAAGAGATCCATTAAATCTACATCAGAGAAACCAGTAAGAGAAAGATCATAATCATCATCTAACAGATCCTCCAGCTCTTCCTTGAGTAAATCCTCATCCCAGAGAGCCAGCTCTGATAATTTGTTATCTGCCAGTCTATAAGCTCTCTGCTGAGCTTCTGTAAGTCCATCAATTACTATGTATGGAACTTTCTCCAACCCGGCTAAGATAGCCGCCTCTCTTCTGGTATGTCCGGCAAGGATCACTTTCTCCTCATTTACCAGAATAGGATTAGTAAAACCATATTCCTCAATACTCCTCACCACATCATCAATAGCCAGACGGTTATCACGGGGATTTTTCTCATACGGGATCAGCTCCTCCGGGCTACAATACTGTGTTTCTCTTTCTTTCATATCCATTGTAAATCTACCTCCTAAATCTTCCTTTTTTGCTTCCTACTACTTCAAACAGCTTTCATAAATATAGTGTAAATACTTCCTACAAAGTCAGCCTTTAGTGTTTCGTTACATTCAAATAATCCAGATCCACATTAGATACACAAGTAATAGGGATCTCCTTTCTCTGCCTACTCACTTCCTGATCTGGAGTAAGGTAAGGATGTTTTATCATTTTGGCTTTTCCCCGGCTCATGCTGGTATAATACGGATCATGCTCTCTTAACCATTTGTCTGCCGGATCCTCTTCTCTCTTTCTTATTCTTCTCACCCTTGCTGTCCTCCTTTTCAAGAAATCTACAGATCCTCTTAAGAGCTCTCTGTATATGCACATTTACTGTCTGCTTTTTGCATCCCAGTACATAGGCTATCTCATCCTGTCTGTACCCCAGCCCCAACACATACACCAGAGAAATAAATTGAGCCTCAGTTAATACTCCTCTGCTGATCCGGCTCACATCAAAGCCTACCTTTTTGTTTTCCCCGAACTCTGTAATACTTACAC